CCTGTGGTGTCTTAGTGAAGGGAACTCTGTACCGTTTGGCAAGGTACCCGTCAATCTCGGCACAAGCATCAGATATAGCAGACTCACATAGTGTTGCAATCTTAGCTTCACGCTCCTGCTCATCTTCTATGTACTCATCTCCAATGATGACATTCTTCATATCATCCTTTATCATTTCAAGAACCTCTCCAACAGTACAGTACATTCCAATCACCTACTTCTTATCCCTGTGCCTGTGCTTCTACTTCTCCGGTAGAGCCATACGCCATCTGCCAAAAACCATATCCTGCATTGCTTCTTCCATCAGCTCCATACAGGTACTCATCCAACATGAAGACATTCTCATCAGTGTCTCTTGTTAAGGATGTGAACTTGATTTTCTTTCTAAGCTGATAGATGAAGGGCTTCAGGAAGCGGTTGGTGCAAAGAAGGAACCAATACTCCGGATGCTCTGCAAGGGCAGGCTCTACATGAAGCTTTGCTGTTCCCTTCAGCACGTTTGTGGTACCGTCAATCTGGTCTGCTTCCAAGATGAGCCTTGCTGTCTCCTCCAATGCCGGAGGTACAACCAAAAGGTCAGGCACAAGCTTCAGGCTCTTGCCCTTATCTCCCTTGATGCTCATAATGGAGCTTCTTCCTTCCATGTAGGACTCCCTTGACAGCTTCTTATTGCTTCTGTTGCTGTAGGTCGCATCACCTACCTTGTGGGCTGTATTAAAGAACGAAAGCCCGTCATAGCACTTCTCATTGAAGCCGCTCATCATAGCACCAAAGACAAGCTCATCCGGCTGCAATGCAGCAGCTTCTCCCATGTTGGAGAAGAGAGGAGTATACACTCCATACTTGTCATCCTCAATGTCATCTCTCGGTACACCAATGGTCATCTCAAACTTTTTGTTCTTGATGAGGTAGTCATAAGCAGCAAGAGCCTGTACTTCTCTCTCACCAATCCACTCTCTCATGCCCGGCATCTGACCAAGCCACTTGTAATCCTGCTCTCCTGTGGTGCTCGGTACCACAGTTGCAACCTTCTGATAATTGGACTGTGTGGTATCAAAGCTCTTGTTGAAAGCTGTTGAGTATCCCACTGTAAGTCCGTGTAAATTTGCCTGATTAACAATCATGTTTCATGTCCTCCTTATACCTGTGTTATGTCTACGGTAACGCCATCATCATCTACCTCTAAGATGGTGCCTGCTACACTTGAGCCATCCGCTGTGATGGTCACTGTCTTCTCATCCTTGATGTAGCACTTCTTCAGGATGTCAGTCTCTTTGATGGTTCCATCATTCTCCCATACGAATGTCCCACGCTTCACACTGACAGTCTGCTCACCATCTGCCCCGTTACGGTTGTCACAATATCTCTGCACACATCCGGCAATCAGGAGCCCGGCGGAAGCAGTTGCCTCTACTGCATAACCATCTGAATTGATGGCTGCCATTGTTGCCTCTGTCAGTTCTGCTCCTCCCTTGACAGGGATGTTGAGCATCCGGTTCCCGGTTCTCTCGTTTCCTGCTCTGTTCATCTCTTAGTCCTCCTTCTTGTTGTACTTCTTAACATCCTCCATGGATACTCCCATGTTCTTGAGGATGGCTACATCCACCTCATCAGAGTTGGAAGCTGCCGGAGCATCCTTCAGGTCAAGCTTGCCCTGCGGAACTACTACAGGAGCCTTGTCCACAAAGCCCTTGAAGCCTTCCATATCCTTCAGGGCGTATGACTTAGCCCATTCAGACTGTGCGGCTGTGATTTTTCCTGCCTTCAATGCCTTCTGAACCTCCTCATCTGCATCTCTTTCTGCCATACGCTGCTTGAGTGCAAGGAGTTCAGCCTGTGTATCCGGTGCTCCTGCCTTCAGAGCCATGATGGAAGCTGCCACATCCTCGGTCTTGGCATCCGCCTTCAGTCCAAGCATGGAAAGGATGGTGCTGTTTGCCACCATGTCAGCCCCTTCAGGCTTCGGTTCACCATCTCCCGGCTTCCCATCTCCTTCACCCGGCTTCTTTCCATCCATTTCTTTGAGCTTCTCTGCTGCTTTTACAGCATCCTCAACCGCTTTCTTGATTTCCTCTTCCGTTGCGGTCTCCGGAAGTCCTAATGCCTTTGCAAGTTCCTTTAAGTCCATGATATTTCCTCCTTCTGAAATGTCCTCTATATCAAGGGAGTTCACTAATGCAAACATCCCATCAATAGCAGGTGTGTTTGTAAGTGCAACAGAGTGTATTGCTGTTGCCTTTTGGTCTCTTTTTCGCACCAATACCACCGGGGAGAGGTATCTGTACTCCTTATTCTTCAGGTACTCGGCTGCTTTTGGTGTCCATTCCACCTTTGCAATGATGGCATCTTCACCTTTGTAGAGGTCTTTTATCCATCCGCCTGCCGGAGCCTGCACATCTGACAGTGTTTGGTGCTCATAATCAATGACAAGGTCAAGCTTTCTGTCCTTGAACTGTTTCCGGATGAGCTCAAAGCTCTCATCATCCACATTGAAGTCCCCCTTTTGGGAATGTACTCTTCCAAGGGGAAGTATTTTGATTTCTGTAGGCACACCGGAGAGCTCCACGCCCTGTCCGGCACATGCAATCAGCTTTGCCATATCCGCTCACCTCTTTCCTTTGCTTTCTGATAGCGTTATAACGCGTTATAACGCCCCTTAGAGCTTCTCAATGTAAATATCCTTAGATTTACCTATCCGAACACTCACAGCCTCTTAAAAAGGCTCTCATTTTGTTTCACCATCTTCCGGCTGTTTTCTCTCCCTAAACATCTTCCTAAGCTCCGGAGATATATTGGTCATGTCCGGCTTCCATACGGTCTTTGCCGGGTTATTGGAGAAGCCCTTGTCAGGAAACTTTGTGAGTATCTCTCCGGTGGAGTAGTCCACATCATACGGTGCCTCTGTTTCAACATGCAATCCCATCCTTTCAACCTGTTTTTTTGACAAGCTCACCACCATGCAGCGGCACCGGAACCCGTTGGGTGGGTACCATACATCCCATATAGGGTCATCTGCCCGGTACACTCTTCCTTCCATGACTGCATGTGACTCTCTCACATGTCCGTCTCCGGCTGTCCGGTATCTCCAATATGGTCTTAGCTTCATTGTGGTCTCATCTGTCATGCTCTTATAGTGTCCTGCATTGAGGGCGGTCTGCATGTTAGTCCTGAAGATGTTGTCACACTTCCAAGGGTTGATGCCCTCATATCCATGCTCCTCAAGGAACCTGTTCATATCCTCTCGGAACTGCTCCTTGGTGGTTCCTTCTTCTGCTGCTTTTGTCAGGCAGTCAAGAAACTCCTGAAGGACTTCAAGACTTGTATATCCTGACACCGTGAAAGCCTTTGCCCGGCTCTCATCAGACAGCATCTTATACTCTTCACTTGTCAGTGTTCTCTTCCCCTTCAGGAACGCCACCGCCTCCTTGAAGACAAAGTCCTTTGTCAGTCCATACAATACATCCATTAGTCCATTGACCTCCCTATCAGGTGTGACAGATAGATGCCCTGCTGTATCAGGTCTTCAAGCTCCGGGCTCTCCATATCCTGATACAACTCACGGAGCTTCTTTTCATCCTTCAGAACCTTTTGCAGCTCATCCATGTCCTCCGCTTTGTCAATCATTTTGAAAATAGGCTTCATCATCTCCCGGAAGATGTCCTCTGATTGCTTATTAGCAATGGAGACGATTGTGTCCACCTGTCTCTGTTCTGCCTGTCCCTCTTCCTGCTTCAGCTTCAGCTCCTCCGTTGTTTCCATTGGTTGCTGCTGTGCTGTCATCATTCCTGCCTGCGGCGGCTTCAGGACTTCCTCACCGTTTTCCGGCTTCGGTATGTTGAATTTCTTGTATATGTGGCTCTTTGGTATCTCAAGCCCCATATCACAGGCAAGTGTCTTGTATATTTCAACTACTTCCTTCTGGTCTTCCACCTCATGGCAGTCAAAGCCAAAGAATGGTATGTTTGCTTCACTTCCATAGTTAAACTCTACAAGCGGTCTGATAATGTCCCGGCGGATTGTCACAGCTAATGACTTTGCATCAGCTACAGTCAGGTCATGCCTGACCTCGTTATGGGTCTTTGACTGTGCATAAGAGCCTCCGCCACTGTCTGATGTGAGTGTCTGTCCAAGGATTGCCTTGCTTATCTGCTCATCACAATACCGGGCAAGCTTCTCATATATCTCTACGCTTGTGGTCTTCTGTGACTCAATGAACTCTATCATTGTGGAGCTCGGCACAATCCCGGCTGCATCCGTTCCAAGACTGATGATGGCTTCCATGAGCTGCTTCTTGTCACTCTCTGATGCAGAAGCATCATACTTACCAAGACGGAGCGGCATACCGAACACTTCACAGAAGCTCACCCAATCCTTGATGTCATAGTTCTTGAACAGGTACATCCATGAGACAACCCTCATAATTCCTGCCCGGCTTGCGTGTCCTGACTTTGCCTTGTACTTATGTACTACGAACTTATTCTCCGGAAGCTCCACACCGGAAGGATACTCTCTTGTGCATACCTTCAGCTCATCCGTGGTACTATCCCACACAAGCTTTTTAGGATGCACATACTCAATATCCTCAATGACATTCCTTCCATCCTCTACTGTCCATGCAAGCTCCATGATGCTGATACCCTTTCCAATGGCATCCAACATATCAATGAGCACTTCATCAAAGTTCTCAATTCCCTTGAGCTGCTCATCTATGAAGTCCGCTATCTCCTTGTCAATCTCATCTTCAGAGAATGGCTGCACTTCCCAATCAAGACCCGTCACAGCAAGCTTTCTTGTCTGCATCTGTGAGAAGAGGTGTGTATCCTTTTCCTCCATCTCCTCAAAGAGCTCCATCTGTGCCCTGACATTCCCTTCATCAGCTTCCCGAAAGATACGGGCAAGCCTGCGTGGTGTCAGTCCGTTGGATGGATAATCAGAGAACTTGTCATTGACATCCCCAACCGCCACTCTTGCGGTCACGGGTCTTTTTGTTCCTGTATCTACATCCGGATTGAAGGGTACTCCTCCGCCCCGGTTCCTTTTCTTTCTTTTTGCCATGCTGTATCACACCTCCTAGTAGGCACCTTTACCCATCCGGAAACGTCTCCGGAGGACTGTCTTGTAATTTGCTTTTGATGCTACCGCCTTGACTGTCTGTGCAAGCTGCACCGCCATCTGAAGACCATCAGGAGCATCATCATTTTTTCCCATAGGGAACTCCTGAAGCTGTTTCAGGAGTGTCTTGTGCTCCCGGTTGAATTTCAGGTACTTGTTCTTGATGACAGGCTGCAATGACTCAATACGGAGTACCTTGTTGACCGTTGACTGTATCTCCTCTATCGGGATATACTCTCCTTCCTCGGCTGACTTTGCAGCCATGACCTCCTTGAAAAAGTATTGGAACTGGACAACTTCCACACCAAACTTGTAGAAGCCCTTCTTGCAGTCCCTCTTCAGTCTCCGGTTCATCTCAAACACATCCTCAATGATGACATCCGGCTTCCTTTTCTCTACGGAGGCATCCACCACATACATGTACCCGGTCTTGGTAGACAGGGCAAGGTTGATGATGGAGCTTGTATCTGACTTCTTATTCTTTCCAAGTGACGGGTCATTTGCACCTACAAAGACGAACTCCGGACTTGAGAAGTCCATGAGCTCCGGTTCATAATAATCGAACCATTCAGGATTGAATGTTGCACTCTCCGGGTCAATCGGGTCATTCTGAAGCTCTGAATTGAAGGATGCTGTACCTTCGGATACCTTAATCTCCATCAGGTCATAGTAGGACAGCTTCTCTTCCCAAAGGACTTCAGCTCCAAGGAGCATCTCTTCCTCATGGGCTTCATAGAAAGTCCTTGCATCCTCCTCATGGTTCTCATTGAAGAGGTTGGTGTAGATGCTTTCCCACTCATCCCACAGCTTTGTATTGACCGCCTCTGATATGACTGCCCTGTACTTCTTTGTCTTATATCTTGGGTTCTGAAGCACATTGTTGAGCAGGGAGTCATAGTGGAGTATGGTACCTATATACATGATGTCTGTGTAGGTATCCCCTGCCTTTGATACTGCTTTGTCAAACCAATTCTTCAGCTTACGCCTCTGCTCCGGTGTGTTGACATTCTCATCATTCTCAATATCATCCAGTACAATGAGGTCAGGTCTCCAGTTCCGGTGTCTTCTACCTCTGACTTTCTTCCCGGAGCCTATTGCCTCCGCCTTGATGTCTGTCTTGGTCAGTATCACTCCGGTTCTCCACGCCTTGTCCCCCTTCAGAGAGCCAAAGTCCATGATGATATTTGCATTGTCCTCAAGTTCTGTCTTGATGTCATCAAGAAAGCCTTCCGCCTGTTCTGAAGAGTCAGACAGGATGAGGATGTAATGCTTGTATGCGTACAGGATGGCATGGAGACTGTCTTTGAATGTGAAGTTGGTTGATTTTGCATGACCACGGGGAGCTGCCACTACCTGACGGGAGCCCTTCAGTCTTGATATGACCTTTGCTTCCTTCAGAGGGTTTCTTCCTTTCATTACTCCCCGGCTCCATATCTCATCAAGCTCCTCATGGAAGTGTGGTGACTTCCGGATGAAGTAGTGTGGAAGATACGCCCTTCCAAAGTAGGACATGTCAAAGGCAGCAAGTTCTTTTCTAAGTCCATGCTCTCCCATGAGTTCCTCCCCGGACAGATACCTCTCATTCAGTTTTCTTCTTTCCTCCTGATGGTCTGACCCACGGAGTACATATTCCTCAAAGAGCTTGGTCTGATACTCCTCATTGTTCTTGATTTCTATATCTTCCTCTTCCTCAAGCTCCCTCATCCAGTTGTCAATATCAATCATCTTCCATCATCCGCTCCTTTGCTTTTGCCAGTATCTCCTTGAGCTGTGCTGCTGACTTCTCATCCTGCTTGATGACCTTCAGCATCTCGGACTCCATTTCACGGAAAGCAATGTCAGCCTTCCTTCTCATGTC